GAAATTCAGGCAATATTCTTTAATAAGCCACATGGGAGTGGAGTATCAAATCTTGCACCTTTTGATATTCGTGTACGCAAGTATGGGTACACTTACCTTGGGTTTGCATCCTTGGTTACAGATAAAATAAAACAGGAGATTCGTCTTGTTGTGAACTCTGAGCTAGATTCCACTGAGGCAGAAGCTTCAGCAATTACAGGAATTAATTTAAACTTTTCTACTTCCACTCTAACAATTACTGAAGACGCAAATACACAAAAGTTGTACGATTATTATCAGTACCAACTTGGCGAGTCTGCAAATATGCAATATGCAGAAACCTTTGTTAAAACTGGTACTGCATTCGATCTAGATGATTGGGACTTGGTTGTGGATGGATGCGTCTACACTGGCAATATCACCACTAGTGAAACTATTACTACGCAAAATAGTGGTAGCATTGAAGGCACTGCAACAGACAAAAATGGAACTACTATTTTACTACCTTGGTCGGTATCAAATGTAGAAGCCACTGCGACAGTTCAACTATACAACATGACCAAAAATGCAGAGGTAGTAAATATAGTTGCTGGTGGAACACTTGGTACAAAAGTAAGCGAGAGTGGAACCTACACAACATCTCAAATAGAGGCAGGAGATAACATCCGTTTGAGGGTCACTTGCCAAGCAGGTGCTAGTGCTTTCTTACCTTACGAGGCATACAGCGTTGCCAGTGCATCAGGCATTGCATTCATCGCAGATCAGAAGGCAGACGAAGTTTACAACACTAATGGGATAGATGGAAGCACTGTTACTACACTTACAGCAGACTATCCAAATGTGCAGATAGATATTTCTGATGGAGATGGATTCGCAGACTCCAGAGAGTTGTATGCATTTGCGGTTTACCAGTCTACCACAACCACAGGTATTGAAAAATGGTTTAATGCAATCACTGCCATAGATGCAGTGAACTACCGAATCAACACATCTAATGCTGACATAAAATTACAGAATAAAGGGAGTGTTCCTCTTGTTATTACAGGAGCCCGGATCTACAGGGATGATGGAACTAGCGTTCTCTTTGCAGAGTATGGTGATCAGCCGATGGTTCAGGATACAGGCGAGATTGTTCAATACATTCAACCACAGGTAGAATCTGCAACTGCGGGGATTCGAAAAAACACTAATTTAATTCCGGCACTACTTTAACTGTTTGCAACATGACTACGGAAATTGGAGAAAATACGCAGGTTAAAGCTAACCTTGCGTTTATGGTAAAAACTATAGCTTTGGTCGGAACTGCTGTTTGGGGATACTCAGTTATTTGGAACAAGATCAGTACTATAGAAAACGATATTATTCGCATGAACTCCATCATGGAGCTCAACAGCGAGTTTCGTATAAAATGGCCTCGCGGAGAGATTGGAGCATTACCCGCAGATGCCACCCAAGATATGAACATTGAACACCTTAAGAACAGAGTCGATAAGTTAGACGAACACGTGGACAGCTTAAGGTACAAAAATACGGATAGACCGTAATGTTTGAACTACTCACAATGTTTCTAACGGGTGGCGGTTCCGCCGCGCTCGGATCAATACTAAAAGGTGTTTTTGGAACTATTGCTGACAGCAGACAACAAAAATTTGAACTAGAACTAGCAAGGGAGTCACGAGGTAATGAATATGCACTTAAATTTCAAGAACAGCTTAATAGCGGTGAAGGCGGTATGTTTACTCGCGCTACTCGTCGCTTGCTCGCGCTCATACTCGTCTCGACCCTCTCAGCAGTCGTCATCCTCTGCACCTTATTCCCCACAGCAGAAATCGTCACCCTCACTAATCCAAGCGGAGAAGGGGCTACGGAGTTTCTCTTTGGGCTTATCACTTTTCCAGCTAAGCAAACCCCTATATCGTTAACAACCGGTCACTTAGCCACCTACTTTGTGGTTATAATATGCCCAATGGTCGTAGGATTTTACTATACTCCCGGAGGTCGCAAGTGAACGGTTCAGATATCATAGATATCCTGCTCGGTGCTGTGGTTGTTTTAGGCAGTGCAGTATTTAAGTATATGTTTTCTCGAATCAAGGATAACACTGAGAAAATCGATCAGCTGAGGGTTGAAATGGCTAAACAGGGTCAGGAAAACCAAGAACTTTACACCAATATCAAAAGAATTGATTCTAACATAACTGAGATATACAGAAAATTGGATGATCTTTTGGTTGCAGTAAACAAAAGGTCATGAAAAAGAAATTTAAAAAATGCCCTAAGTGCAAGAACCCTAAATGCGAGCTACTTGGTAAGTGTCAAAAACCGGGTTCATTAAACATTTACAACCGGTAGAAAAATTGTCACGCATCGTATAGTTTCCGATTATGGAAACAGAAACTGCGGAGGTTGACTCCCCGCAAACAGGAGAGGAACAGTTCAGCGTGGAGGGTGCGTCAACCGACGAACTTCGAAACGCATTGGGTATAACGCCACAGGCCGAAGAGCCTCAGCCAGCGACCGAGGAGCAAGTCCCGGAAGCCACGGAAGAGACTACCGAAAGCCCTGAGCCACAGGCCGAAGGTTTTGAGCCGGAAGTCGAAAGCGAAGAAGAAAAGCTTGGTAAGCGAAGGATTCGTCCCCGCAACGAGCTTGATCAGCAAGTCATCGATCTTTACAGATCCGAAGGATTTGCCGGTTCTTTTGCTGACGCAACCCGGGTCATCTACGGTCAGGAGACCCAAACCGCACCTCAACTTAATCCAATTTCAACGCCCACGCAGGAAGTCGAGGCCGCCGAGCCCGACCCAATCCAAGGCATTGATAAACAGGCAGACGATATTCGAGCATCCATTCTTGAGCTTGAAGGACAAGTCGAGAAAGCAGCCGAAGATCTTGAGACTACTCAGGCACTGAAATTACAGCGTCAGATTATGAAACAAGAACTGGAGCTTCAAAACTTGACTCTCCGTAAACAGCAAATGGAGCAGGAAAATCAGAACCAGGTTTATCAGACCCATCGTTCAAAAGCGATGGAGAGCCGTGACAGAGTTTACGAACGTTTTCCAGTATTGCAGGATAAGCAGTCCGTTTATCGCAAGCAATTCGACGATTATGTAGCAAACGCTCAAGCGGACCCCGACTACGCAGCAGTTTTCGACTCGCCAAAATGGCCTGAATTACTCGCTAACGAATTCGCATCAGTGACGCCTCCACCGGCTCCAGCTCAGCCCGAAGCTCAACAGCCTCAGGCCGTAGCCCCTCAGCCGCAGGTACCACAGATGGGAACTCAAGCGAAGGTTCTGACAACGGGAACTACTGCACAACCTGTAAACACTCCCGTTACTCGAGAAGGTTTGCTTCAACAGCTTCCCAATATGGAAATTAAAGACATTTATTCCCTGTTGGGAGCACCTGGAGGAGCTAAGCCACTCATGTAATTGGGATCACAACTATCATCTCATAATTACTACATACAATGGCTATTAAAGGCATACCAGCAAACAACACTGCTGCCGGGTTAACCGGTGACAACGTTGATCTTATCTCAAACACTACTTCTTACGCTGAACTTCTTAAGGGTCAGGCTGACTCCGACTTGCGCGCACGTCTTTGGTCTGAGCTCGTTACTCGCGACGCTCGGGAAAAAAACGTGTTCTCAAAGTTCATGGGAGGCGAAGGAAGCGGTAAACCAATCACTGAAAAACGCGATCTTAGTGCCGGCGGCGCTGACAAGATCACTTTCACGACTGTCGCTCCGATTCGCGGACAGGGCGTTCGTGGGGAGCAAATCCTCAAGAACAGCACTGATACGCTCGACTTCGGAACGTTCAACGTTGAAATCGATCTCGTTCGTCACGCTGTATCCTGGACACAAGTTCTCAAGCTCATGCGCTTCACCGGCAAAACCATCGATCAGCTCTCCGCTGAGGTTATGTCCGAGTGGATGTCCCGCACCGAGCAGGATCAAATCCAATATGCGCTTCGTCAGATCTGCATTAAGAGTGAAGTCGGATCCAACTATATCAGCGGATACGGAACCCACACGGGTAACGAGTTGAAATATGTTGACGGTCTTTCAACCGACATCATCCAAGAAGCTAAGCAAGCTCTTATCGCTAACGGCGGCGAGCCCATGAACACGGGTGGAGACGAGAACCAAGAAATTCCTGGTTACTTGTTCTTCGCTCCTGACGCATGCTTACGCCCTCTTCGTTCTGACCCTGACTATCTTGAAGCCATCACCCAAGCTGATGCTCGTGGTGCTGACAACAAGCTCTATTCCGGTTCATATGCAAAGTGGGATAATAACATCATCGCTAACCACAACGTTCTTATCGATACCGCTCGTGGACGCCAAGGTTCGCCTTTGTTGCCAACCTTCCATGCGTTCGCCGAAATTGGCAACGCAGTCGCAGCAGCCGGACTTGGAGACGGGCTCGGATCCTTAGGTGGAGTCGACGGTGACTACATGGCTAACTTCCGCGGAGCAGGAGTTAAAATACCTGGAGGTGGAGGAGTTGACATGGGTGATGACGATAGCGGAACACACTATGTCCTTGGTATTGACACCGACGGATCATACGCTTGTTACAGCTATTCTGCTATTATTGGTGATCAGTTCAGCTCCATTAATCTGACCCGTGTTACCAACACCAACGCGAAACTGGGCGGAAAAGTCAAATTGGACAACGCCAACGGGTTCAACGCCGGATCTACCTGGGTTCAGTGTAATCGATACGGAACTCCGATCGGATACGCATTGGCTATGGGTAAGGACGCCTTGTACTTCGCTAAAGGAAAAATCTACGGCGAACAAATCTTCCACTATGACGACTTCGCAAACAGCGGAAACGAAGCTCACTTGAGCGCCGTTGGTGTGCAGTCCGTCTATGGTATGGCCGCTCGTAAGGACACCATGAAAAGAGTACCAGCCGTTCAACTTATCGAAGTTGTTCGTCAGGTCCCTGGATTGACCCTTACACAGACCTCCTAAGTCTGATGGGTAGGAAATTTCCCTAACCACTAATCCCGGCCTCTCCTCAACCTAGTTGGGGAGAGGCTTTTTATATCATGAAAATCATAATCATCGGAAAAAGTAATCAAATGGGTTCAACACCCAATATTAGAGTAAAAGGAATGTCTCAGCTTAGGTACAATTTTCTCTGGGATTCAGAGATCAGACACTTTGCTTATGAGCCTAACAGCCAAAAGGAAATTGACGATATCTTCCGCACACAGGGTAAGCTCTACCGCACAATGTTCTTTTCCGTATGGTTAGAACCAAAGCCTGAGCCCAAAGCCCAAGTTTCCACATCCGGAGCCAAAGCTCGCCCAGGTCGCAAGCCAAAGGCCGAAAGCCAACCGGTGGAAGAGCTGGCCAGCGCTGAATAAGATGGCCGTATGGCCGCAATTACATATTTAGCTTTACGCGATCAACTTGCGTCTATGCTTGGGGCTGACACCCTGGCCGACCTTCCGCAAGTTGATCAAGACAGAATTGGTATCTGCGTAAACCAAGCTTATCGAGAATGCTACACCCCCGTGGACGGTAAACGTCCTATGTGGGCTCAGAAAGGTTACACCCTTAGCT